TACCTTCAGCAATTACTTCAGCAAGTCTCTCTTTTGCTTCTGCTTTCCATGCTTCTTGATTCATGTAAACATAAACACCACTACCAATGACCGCAAGTGATGTCAATCCAGAAAGGAGAGCAATTACGTTAACTACTTTTTGCATTTACTTGTTGCGTGGCAATGTATATTTATGCAATTCTTTGTATCTGACATCAATTTCATACTTACGATTGATAAGTTTGTATGGTTTTCCTGTTACTTTCTCATACTCACTCAAGTATTTGGTAAATATATTCCAAAATTTTTGAGGGACATATCCTGGTGATAAGCATACAAATATAAAATCAAACTTATAATCATCAAATGTATAATCTTCCTTCAAATAATAATCAAATTTATCTCCCAAAAATTCTTTATATAATTCACACGAGTTACCAGTCCCAAGACTTCTCAAACCATGGATCCAAGTATAATGTTCAAGTTTTTCTTTATAAGATAACCATCCTATCCAATTACCTTCCATAACTTTATTAAATTCAAAAAGTGAATACTCATATTCCAGTACCTCTTTTTCATCATTATTGAATGATTCCATAAAATCACAATATGGAGTTCTATTCAATATATCATTATGGTAGTCAATATTAACAATTTCTAAATCATGAGCATCTTCCATCTCTAAACGATACAATATAGCATCATGATCATAAGCAAACATAACATTTTTACATTGCTTCAATGCTTTGGTATAAACATCGAAGCAATAATTAACTTTATCATCATCAATAAAAATAGATTTATCAGGAATGACTGTAAATTCTTCTAATACCTTCCATCTTGTTGCTGGATTATCATCCATCCAAGGATGTAATTGGTGATTATCAATCAAATCCATGCATGTATCCATGCAGTAATCTAAATCAATACTTAATACTCTCATTCAACAAGTGTTCCATATTGCCTGCGAATTTCTCTGAGTTCTTCAAAGTTCTTTTGTTTTGTACCACCATCATATTCCCAAGCATACCCTTCGGTAATCATCTGCTCATTCAGTGATACTTCTGCATCTCCGATATATAACCAACCAAGAAGGCGACCGTACTTACCCATGCCACCAACCAGTTCAGTGCGAATAGTGAGTTCGTCATCTCCATCGATTGCTCCCTCCAACTTTTCTTTCATCCAGTTGGTTGCATCAATACCTAATGCTTTCTCTTCTAGATCTCGCGTTCTTTTCTCTGGCGTGTCCACACCAGCAATTCGTACTCTTTCTTTTTTATATAAATCAAAACCGAGATCAATGGTAACATCGATAGTGTCGCCATCCAACACTTTATCTATGCTAGTAACTCTAAAATTGTAACAACTCTTACGACTCGGTGGTGTCATCTTGCCCATCTTCTTCTAGCTCCTGGTATGCTAATTTCATAATTGTATATATGTAATAAGCAACACCCATCAATAAGATAACAAGACTCCAGATAATACTCCAGGTCACACCATTAGGATCATCTAATGGTCTAAGAAATAAGTTCATTCTTTTGGTTTAGAATTTTTGCTAGGGATCATTTGATACGCCAACTTATCCCTTAACTTATTAATTCTTTCTTCATCAAAGTGAGCAAAGTTTGGATACTTCTCCACCTTTTTATAGTAATGCAATGCATTCTGTATGATGGTAAAATCTTCCATCGTCAATTCAAAGTTCATGGATTTCTTGGATCAATTCCTAACTGTTTTAGATATTCAATCCACCAGTCAGCGTCTTTTATATATCTCCAGTTAGGAACCTCCTCTCCACGTTCTACCACATAGTATTCATGCAATGCTTTATCGATAGTCTGTGCGATCTCCATAGTCTTCTTCCTCTGCATCAACATCCTCATACGGGTTTGCCACAAAGGGTCCTCGTTTTCGTAATGGTTCTTGTCTGACATAATCCTGCTCTGCATTTACGGCGTCTATCCACACGGCAAGTTTCATCACTATGAAAATGATAACCAATGGGGTGAAACAACCGATTAAGATTATAGGATTCATGGGTTTACTCCATACTACTAAACCTATGTTCTAACATAATTCTAAAAAAATGATCTCTCATTGCCAGAAGATCTTCTTGCTCTTGAGCAGGACCACCCGACCATTTCTCACATGCCTGAGAGAGACCTGTGTGAATGATGCGAACTGCCTGTATTGGTAGTTCTAAATGATAATAATCTTCTTCTTCTGGCATCAGTTCAAAGTAATTTTTAACCATGGAAATATGGGATCGATTACTCCGATAAGTCGAAGCAAACCCTCAGCAAAAAGTGCAAGAACAACCCAGCCAACACACATTGAAATAATTGAAGCATTACGATTGTGTCTGCGTATTGCATCGTCGATCATCTCCTGCACTTCTTCTCTTGTTACATAATCTGGTGGTGGTTCTATATCAGAACCCCATTTACTTAAAAAGTTTTTCATTTGTGGTTTTTAGAAAAAGGTTCCCAGTGCTCCCAACCATATTTGTGGACTGCCCACATTCCTAAAATAGGAACGAAGACTAAACACCAGGCAAGAAATCCACATGTCCATGGATTATTTAGAACCCATGCCGAAAAATGTCCTGCTTGATGCATCATGCTGGATAGTCCCAATCAGTAATTCGTTCTGTTTTATGAACTGGACCCCAATGACCTTCTTTATGAATGTACGGAGCAGTTCTTATAGGACAATTATTACCAGTACAAAGCAAATCGTCAACAATGCGCCAGGATTCCAACACTTCTTCTGAGTGAACAAAGTGTGATTGGTCATTATTGATTGCATCATAAAGAAGTTTTTCATAACCATCCACACCTAACCAATCAGGATAACGATGCGTTAGAGTAGCTTCCTCAACATTATCACCAAGTCCAGGAGACTTAACATCAATGCGAATATCAAGATGGGCATGTGGTTGAAGTCTCATTACTATACGATTATCAGTTTCACCCTCAAATAGGCTGAGTGGTGGTGCTTTCAACTTAATGATAACCTCAACACATTGATAAGGCATCTTCTTACCAGTCATGAAGTGGAAAGGAACACCCTTCCATCTCCAGTTATCAATGTAAAGATCACCAGCAACAAAGGTTTGAGTCATTGACTCTGGACCTACACCTTGTTCATTACGGTATCCCTCATATTGACCAGTAACAAGTTTATCACCAAGACGAGTAGCAGATAGAACCTTTGTCTTTTCTCTACGGATCTCAGTAGCATTCATACGACATGGTGCTTCCATCGCAATCAATGCCAGAACCTGAAGCATATGGTTCTGCAGCATATCTCTTACGACACCTGCACCTTCATAGTATTGTGACCGACCTTCACAACCGATAGTTTCAGTTGCAAAGATTTGAACTTCTTCTATATACTCCCGATTCCAAAGTGGTTCAAGAAGTATATTCCCAAACCGAGTAGCAAGAATATTATTGACAGTATCTTTACCAAGATAATGGTCAATGCGATAAACTTGTTTCTCGCGTAGATGCCTGCCCACCACTGACTGTAGATGATTAGCAGATTTAAGATCGTACCCAAAGGGTTTCTCGATAACCACTCTGGAATGATCTGGGTCATCCAAGAACCCACCTTCTTTAAGATTGATGATAGCATTTTCGTACCTCTCTGGTGGAACAGATAAGAAGTATGTTGTATCCTCACTTTCATCATGAAGTTTAGTCAAACTCTCTGGGTTGTCTAGATCACAAGATCTAAAGTCCAACCAATGCATAAACTCGATTGGATACTCTCCAAGATGTTCTAACCACGATTCCCTGGTGTGTTCTCTACGAGAGGCACCAACAATCAAAAGATCCTTTGGGAGAAGATCCTTCTTCCAAAGTTCAAAGAGTGCTGGAATAAGTTTTCTCTTGCATAGATCTCCAGTAGCACCGAAGATAACTATGCGTTTACTAGTGGGCACATCCATTTCCATCGTACTTGTCTGTTTCGTAGTAGTTATTTTCACCCTTTCGTATCCCGAAATATATCGTGGATAGTACAAAGGGTATTGCGATCCATTTAAGAACATCAGCGAACATCATGACCTCCAAACATTGCTCTCATACCATTCAGAACCTTGGCCGTGAAAGCACCAAGACGGCGTGACTCAAAACGAGCCCACAACGCACTGCTGATAACAGGAGCGGGTACACCAAGATCCACAGCAGCGTGAACCGTCCAACGACCCTCACCACTGTCTGATACTCCACCATCGAATTTGCTAAGCTCTCTATCGTGCCGTAGAACATCAGCGGTAAGATCGAGTAACCAAGAACCAACCACAGAACCACGACGCCATAACTCAGCCACTTTAGAAACGTCAATGTCATAACAATAATCTGCTGGACAATCCATTGGAGCAACTTCAGCATCACCTGCAGCAACGTATGCTGCCCCAGCATTTGCTTCATGCAGGATATTAAATCCTTCTGCGTATGCTTGCATGATTCCATATTCGATTCCATTATGAACCATTTTTACAAAGTGACCTGCTCCAGCTGGTCCACAATGCATCCAACCGTACTCTTCAGGGTAGAGAGTGTATCCGTTTCTGTCGGCAGTTCTTGGGGCAGCATCAATACCTGGTGCGAGTGCGTCAAAGATAGGACGGCAGACGGATACTGCAGTATTTGCACCACCAACCATAAGACAATATCCACGCTCCAGACCGTAAACACCACCACTAGTGCCACAGTCAAGATATTGGATGCCCAATTTAGACAACCTTTCTGCCCTCTTGCGAGAGTCTTTAAAATTGGAATTGCCATGATCAATAATAATATCGCCTTCCACACAAAATTGTAGTAGCTCATTTAACGTTTCCTCTACGGTTTCTGCGGGCACGACCATCATAAAAATGCCTGGCACTTTACCAGTCATCTCTGATCCTTGATGAACTACTTGAACAAGGTTTTCCAGAGAAGTGGTACATCCACTGATATAACCCTTCTCAAATTGTTCTTCAGCCTTTTTATAGTTGTTGCGATATCCATGGACTTCAATTCCTGCTTTTAGCATACGACGAGACATACCCTCGCCCATTCGACCTAGACCAATTAAACCTACTTTCATCCTTTAACCTCGTTTTGAAAATACTCTGGGAGTGGACATCCCTTAAAATCATTTAATTCATCAACAAATAAAACAAACATGGTTGTAAAACCGATGCAGAAAGCAAAAAGCATTTGAGGAAAGTTATAGTTTCCCATATGTGCAGTTGGATCAGGTTCGTCATCATGCGGGTGCATGTGTTTTGCGATCCGTTCTACTTCCTTTTTTCTTTCTTCCTCGGTTTTCTTTTTCATGTTAACCTCGGTATCTACCTGGCCATGTTAATTGCATTCCACCGACAAGCAATGAAATGAAAAGAATTATGAAAAATGTTGTCATTTTATCACCTCTATTGCTTTTTCTAATTCATGAGCATGTTTTAGTTCATCGTTCAAGATCTCAAGGATCTTTTCATCTGGACCATTCATTGCAAGATACTTAGCATATGTAGTTGCTGCATGAATTTCTACTTCATACGACAAATGGTATGCAGACTTAGGAGCCACCCAGTAATAAACCACATTGATCCAATAATAGATAAGGACGAGGTGTTTGGCAACAAGGCGATCGATAAAATAAGTATTACCGCCCCTGCTTTCCATATATTCCAGATGTTCTGTTTCATTGATCGATTGATCGAAGTGTTCTTTCATCAAATATAGATGCTCAGGACCACGAAGTCCCATGCTTTCTCTGAA